TCATTAGCGATAGCTCACGCCGCACTTAACGTCAGCCGTGGTCGTGAAGTCAATCACGATGCCGGTCGTCATCACGATATCGAGGATGGCGAAAGCAGTGCCCGACCCAACAGTCGTGGTGATGTCCTTGCCCCAGACTTCGGTGGTTTCTGCGCCTCCTGCGTCGGTCGTGTTGGTAATGCGCACAGTACCGGCAGTAGGGGCAGCATCTTCTTCGTAGCACCAGACGGAGTGAAGAAAGCCGGGCCCGTTCTTGACCACCAAGTCGGCGTCGTCAACGGCAAAGCTGAATTGCTGTTCAGTCTTTATGACATTATTAGTCTCATCTTCACCAGAAAGAAGATGGACAAGACCAAAGCCTACGTCGTCAGCAGAACCTGCTCCGTACCAGCTAACAATGGCAGCACTGGACCCAAGTGCCAGCGACATGAGTACACCGAAAAGAAAATACTTGGAACGTGTAAATTTAGCCATTGCTAGGAACCCCCGATTTTTGAATCTTGTGTGCAATACCCCAAACACCCATGGGGATAAAAACTATATTAATAAGAGAATCTGCTATGGCAGAATAATCAGGAAAAGCGGTCTTGACACCTTCACAGATTATGTAGCCAATAGTGCCAATAATCGTCTTATAACCATCAAGCCTTTTCATGTTTATCTCCTAGTAAGTTCTGCCAGTATAAGAGCTAGAGCTTCTTCGTCATCCTTGAGGTACCCCTGCTGCATTCGCAGTCTTTGTAATCTCTTCCAATCTACTGCTTCTGTTACACCACCACCTGTAGTGGTGCTTGTTACTACTACTTCACCTCCACCAGCGAACCCAAGGTTCATCAATAAAGCGAGCATTAGGCATATCCAAGATTTAGGATCACATCGTTAGCGCCTGGAGCGCCCGTATCGTTATCTGCAAGACCAGTAGTAGCGGCAACGGTTATAGCCGAACTGAATGGAATTCCCATTGGAATAGTCAGAACAAAACCCGTACCGTTAGTATCCCCTTGAGTGGGAATCACGAAGGTAAGAACGGGTGTAGTAGTGCCAACAGTTACGTTGGCTGCGGTATCGTTATAAAACTTAAGATACCGCTTTCCTGTTGACAGGTTCATTGCATGAATCCAATATACTTGTCCGGCTGTACCTTTAACCTCTTCCTCTGTTTCATCGAGATCGAGAGATCTGAAGATTGTCGCACCACCAGAGGTACGGACACCGATACCGACATTACCAATGAGATTAGAGCCGGCAGCAATAGACGTAACGTCTACGTCGCCAATGTCAACACCAGAATTGGCAGATAGCTTACCGATAGCATTGGTTCCAGCAGGAAGGGAACCTACAATGTCAACCTGAAGCTCAGTACCACCGACACAACCCGCAAGATTACTTGTGTCAGTATCAATTGTGGTCAGAAGACCTTCAATCCCATCTACATGCCCAATGATTGTAGTCTGGTTGGCAGCCGTACTGGCTCCTGAAGGAAGGGGAAGAGAAGCAGCAGAAACAGGCTGTGTAGCCTGCCAGAACGTACCATCTACTGTAATTGAGCTACCAGCGTCACTGATAGGGATAGGATTTGCATTACCAATAAGAGAAGCTGAGTCAGCAGCACCCACAGCAAGCTTTACAATCTGATAATGAACACCTGCTACATGATCTGTAGCGATAGTAGCACCACCTGTACCAGCGTTTAGTTCAATTCCATCAGCCATCTTCTCTACTCCAAACTATAGTAGCACCTCTAGAGTAAGAAGTTCTTTCTGGATAGTTTTTCTTAGCTTCTTTCCATAAAGTTAAAAGTTCTTCTATTCTCTTTTGTCTCCTTTCTCCCATTAAAGGGTAAAGGGTCATCATCCAAGATGCGGCCCTACGTCCATATAAAGTAGCTCTATAAATTTTCTTATTTTTCTTAGTAAGGTTCTTTTGCTCAGTTACTTTATGGCATTTGAGTAATTTTGCTGCTCTAACAACAACATCACTATCTGTCATACAAAGTTGAATCTTAGGTCTGTGTGGAGACTGCGAAGAGTTTGTGAAACAACCTTCTCCTTCAAGAAGTCCAGCTATCCAAGCAATATCTAGTGTTGAGAGTTTATCTGCCACAGATTATGCTCCTATCATCCTGCCGAAAGATCCGCCACCACCACTGGCCCCGTCATCAAGCTGATCAACAATCAGCGCAACATACGGCACTCGGGTCGTTTCAGTCGTCCACGAACCCGAGCCTTGGGTTGCTCGATAGCATCCATAGGCCGCCCCGCCTCCTGGCATTGCGCCTAGCAACGCGCTGCTGTTGACGGTTACGTAACTGAGGTCGATTGTCGAGGTGTTTCCCTGCGGCTTGAAGCCGATGAAATACTCAGTATTTGAGTCAAGTGTTAACTCAGTGTCTAGCGGGAAGAGGTGAGTGGGATCACCACTACCACCGCCATACGACATCTGTTGGTCTTTGTAGATTGTCGGCGTTGATGCTAGCGCCGTTCCCGCTGCGTTGTAGACCGTGATGATTAGGTCAATGCCTCTGTCGAACTCACCCGTGCACTCAATCCCAACGACTCTCGCCTTGAATGGCCAGAGAATGCGCATTCCGTATTCGGTTTGCGCATCGTTGTTGTCCCAAGTGTATGCGCCGTTTCCGAATACCGGGAATGCCAGACCTAATCCGTAATCGAGTGGGTAATACACGCCGCCGTCGTATTCAAGCGCGAAAGACGTGGCGTTTACGCTGTTGCCCTTTGCGTCAGAGCCGCCTGTGTTCGTGACTCTGTACGGGAAGCCGCTGTTGGCGGCGGTTGTGAAGCCGGCGACTTGAAGATTGCCGGGACTTGCTGCTGGGTTCTTGATTCGCACAGCAACTAAATCGCCGCGTGTTACCGAAAAACTCCCCCATGAAGTGCCGCCGCCGCGCCCATCCTCCACCCAAACATTGTCGTCCGTGTTGGCAATGATTGCCGTGCCTGTTGCATTTGCGTGATACAGCGTTCCGGTCAGTAGTCCGGTCGCGGAACTGACCGTTTCAAGCGTCAACTCGACCGTCGCGCCTGTCGTAACCGTTGCGGTCCTGAACCCCATCCCAATGACCGTTCCGCTTTTCGGAATGCGGAACACAACGGCTTCATATTCGCTAGCCGCGTCGAGTGTTTGGACGTTGGCTATTAGGGTGGTGGCTGGCATCTTAAGAAACCGTGCCCAGTTCGGGTACGGGAACGGATTAACGTCGGTCAGCGCCATTACAGCGTTACCGTAAACCCGGTTTGCAGCGTGTTGCGCGTCTGTGTGCGCGTCATGCCCGCTGTTTTCATGCGGACGCAAAGCCTAATGAACTGTTCGCGCTCATCTGCGGTCATCGGCGCGCGGATTTCATCGGTCTCCATCGGGATCTTGCGAGGGGTCCTGTTGTCCACGACAACGGCTAGCGTAGTGTGTCCTCCCCCAGGGCACACAGAATCCAGTGAAATGTTTAGAGAGATAGCCATTACTCTTCCTCAATACCAGATAGGAGGCCATTAGCATCGCGCTTAACAGGCTTGCCGTTGATGCTCATCACTCTGCCGGACTCATCACGTTCGATGGTCGGAGAACCAGACGGAGGTGTCTGTCCCTTCTCGGCCATCTTGCCGTGCATTTCCTTAATCATGTTGGTAACATCTTCACCAATCGGAGCTACCCGAGAGTCAAAGACTCTCTGCTCAGCTTCGTCGGAGATACTTCCTTTATTAGTCATGTTTTCTGTCAGCTTTTCAATCGCACCAGACAACTTATCCAGTACAGGAGTCAGTACAGATTCCATGTCAAGTTCTGGTTCTTCTATTTCAGGGACTTCAACAGACTTAGTTTCCTCACAAGTCTCAGGATCAGTTTCCTTGCTGGATTCAGCAGCCATCTTGTTCTCAGCATTCTTCTGCTGAACGTCAGTCTTCATCTGTGCTGCACCCATAGCGGCATCAACACGGATCTTCATTTCTTCAAGTTGGGCTTTGTACATTTCAAGCTGCGCCTTGTTGCGCTCGGCTTCTGCCTTAGCCAGATTGAGATAGGCTTCACTCTGAGCGCGTAACTGCTCAGTCTCAGCCTTGACCATCTGAAGGATGGCTGTGCTAGTCTGCATATGGCCCTCGCCAACGTCTCTAGCAGCTTCACCCTTGATGGCCATATCCATGTGCTGAAGCTTGCGAGCTTCAATGTCCATCTTATCCTTGTGCCACTCGTTCTCAAGCTGGAGCTTCTGCATGTCCACCATGACCTTCGGGTCAGGGGGCGCTTCCTGCGGCTGGCTAGCCTGCTGCAACATCATGTCGCAATACTGGATCATCTGCTCCCGTTCGTCTATCGACGAATTGACATAGATGCCCTTCATGAGCATCCAGAAAGCCGGGCTTTCAGCCGGTACTGTAGAAAGCAGACTGACAAGCTGTCCCTGCTCAAACTCACGGGCCATAATGCCCATAGACGACTTCACCTTGAAGTGGTAGTCCTTCAAAGGGAATCGCTTGGGATCGAACTGCATATAGCGCCAAAGAGCTTTCTTCACCAAAGGTGTTAGTAGATTGCGCTCAATGTTAGCCAACGTGCGCCGGGAACGCTTGATCATGCTCCCGACAATCATGGACATGCTTGTGGCTGCCATGCGACTATTGTCAACGTTGGCAGGAAGCTCGTAGCTACCAGTACCACGCTGAATCATTTCGCGCAATTCTTGCGTCTGCTGGAATGTATACGGATCGGGAGGCGGGAACTTGAGGGGCATCATTGCGTCAGCAGGATTACCCACAGTAAGAATAGTCTTACCAGGGGTGACACTGAAGTTCTGACCTCTCGGGATCTTGGTACTGTCCATTCCCATCATAGGATGGGTAGACAAAGCGAGTGCGTCTATACGCGCTCGAATCTCAGCGTCCAACGCTTTCTGCGGGTTGAAACCCTTCTCCGCAATACCACGTCCCCAAAAACGATCCGGGACCGTATCGTGCGAATATGCAACAATCGACCTGTCTCCGAGAAGAAACGGATTTCTGACGGCCCGCGCAACATGTTCTCCGTTGATAACGACCACAATTGCTTCAACAAGCGCCTCGTTGTCAGAGACTGCTCCAACGTCAGTAAGATCTTTATTGGCGTCTGAGATCGCTTCTTCAAGTTCATCGAAAAGTTTCTCTTTACCGTCAATGTATCTTTTGGGAACAAGGCCGTGCCACTCAGTCACACGAACGGACTGTACCTGATCAGACGCAAGCTTATACTCACCGAGTCTATCAAGCTGCTCTACTTCTTCGTTATAAGCAGTCAGAGGAATCGACTTATAAATACCGTCAGATATTCGCTTCTGGACAACAGATAGAGGAAGCTTAATGTCGTGAGCGCAACCAATAGCCTCATCAATCGTCCTAGCGTCCACGTCAATGACAAAGTTTCGAGGACTGACAGGAATCAGACGAATACAATACTTATACTTATTAGTAAGAGAAGGCAAGTCACCTTGTTCAACAACAGGGATCTTGATACGGTCCACAACAACCTTACCGATGCCGGTGCCGTACAGGGCACCGTTCATGATGATTTCAGAGATAGCGTGCTTGACACCGTACTCTTCAAAATCGTCCAAAAGATAGCGCAACTGCTGGTCAAGAGGCTCGGAAGCCTGCCCCATGTCGTCAGTATCTTGCACTGTGTCAATCCAGCGGTCACGGGCAAAGATAGCGTCTTCAATCTCGGCTACGGCTGTCTCTACAGCCTGCGAAAGTTCCGGCGTAATGACTCTAGAACGCTCAGAAGTATGGCTCTTGTCGTGTCCAGTCCAGAAACCACGGAAGAGGCGGTAGTATTCGTCCCAACGGTCACCATAGTTGTTGTCACGCCATGTCTTCCAGGCGTCAACCTTCTCCATGACGTACCCTGCAAGGGCGTCACGGCCGTCTTTTGGTGTATTTTCTGCCATTAAACGTCCTCAATAGCCCGCTACGAGATCGAGACAGGTATATTCGTTACTAATATCAATAATGTTGTCGTTATAGACGACTTTGCCTACCTGATCGATGTAGGCAAGAGCGTCAAGAAGGTCATCGTGAGCGAGAGGATTGGGGAAATCGGACATTTGGTCTTTTAGTTTGTCCAGAAACGGCTTACCGGGAGGAACAATGATACGACCGTGCTCCAACCTTCCCTGTAGTGCCCACACAATGCGTTCAATCTTCTTCTGGCCACCGTGGGTGACCTCGGTGATGTTTGGAAATGTTCCAATTCGGAGCATCGTGTCTTGCAGATAGGGCATAAGTGCATTCTTTAGGGAGCCTTTTTCAATTCCGATAGCGGCAGGCCGGTATGTCTGTGCCGTTCTGAGTATTCGTATTGCAGTCTCGCGCACATCCCATCGCCCATAGATAATATCGGGGACATACCAACCGCTTGTCGAGACCTTGCAAACAGCAATAGCAGTTTCATCATGGCTAGCGTACTTCGACGATGACGCGTCAGCTTCAGAAAAACCAGCCGGGTCCACAGCCATATAGTAAGTCCCTTCGCTTGGCTCGCTTCCTTCCACCAGATTCTCAGGATTAAGAGTAGAACCGCCTTGTACGCTGAAGCTAGCTTCAAATTCCTGCTTAAACGTGGCTCTTGACATGGTGTTCTTGGCATTCTTAATCTCTCCCTTGTCAAGAAACGGGTTGTCAACAGTCTTATAGCTAAAGGTAGACCAGTCTCTATCCTTGGCATGTGCCGTAAACAGCTTGTAGAAGTGATTTTTACCGGCAGGAGTACCGATAAAGAGAGCACCACCCTTGACGTCAGCCAGTGTAGGACGCAGGATCTCTTCCCATACGTTAGGTTTCATGGACGCATATTCGTCCAGAACCACGTAACTGATACCTACACCACGTAGGGTATCTGGTCTATCCGATCCTTTGAGGTGAATTTCTCTGCCATTGACGAGACGAAGGACACCAGTGTTCTCCAAAACAGAGTCAATAACGCCTTGACCAAGCTGTTTTAGAAGTTTCCACATAATATCCTTCGCCTGATTGAACGTTGGAGCTACGTAATAGCAAACTCTCGTATTGTCCAACTTGTACCCGTAAGCATTCTCTTCTTTCAGAGCTTCTACGAGAAGGGTAACGGCTGAAAGGTAGCTTTTGCCGAAGCGTCTACCTGCCGCTACAACCTTAAATCGCTTGGGATCTTGGAAGATCTCAAGCTGGGCAGGATGTAGATCGAAGCAAAGATCCATTACTAGGGTAATTACTTACCCTTACTTCCCTTATTCTTCTTCTTGCAAGCCATTATCGTGTGTGGCTGTTAGTCGAGGGAACAGACTTGCCCGACTGGTGACCACTGATCTTGGCCGGCTTGGCGTGCTGCACACCCTTACCGTCAACCACATTGGCAATACCACTGTTCTTGCTGTCTGCGCACTGCTTTTCTTTGCATTTCATAGTTATTTCCTCTTTAAAGCTGCTTTGTATTCTTCATACACATTGGAGTAATCAACAATTTTACCTTTTGCTACTGATAGATATTTAGCCATATCTTTAGCTTCTTCTATTGTTTTTACGTTTTCTATTACTTCTCCAGTTTTTGCATCAAAAAGCTCAAAAGGATAAGCCTTATAATAAGCTTCGTCTCTTGGGTCTGGATTTATAAATCTCTTGTTAGAATTAGTGTGGTGATAGTTTTCATAAGTACCATACTTACTTTCTCTACCGTATGCGTCTTCTACTTGACTATTCCTGAAAGGAATGAACGAATCTACACCCTTGTCTTCAACTGTGTTTGTATAAACAAACCCGTCATAACCTTTACTTTCAAGATGCTTGATTAGTGCTTCTCTAGTTGCGGTTTCTGCCGCGTTCTCTGCTTTTCTATTAAATCCTGTCTGCTTATACGTTAGATCATACGTATTGTTGTAAATATCTTCGAGAGCTTTGTATTCGTTCTTCGTTATTCCGTCAGCATTCCTGACTAAACGCATGTACTCAAGTACGTTTTCATGGCCCCCACCTTCATCCGCTATTCTAAGAGGCTTCTTAATGTTCAAATCAACACGCTTGATGTTAGTCCCGCTATATCCCGGCTTAAGACCGGGACCTGCTGTCAGGAAGTCTTGAACAACATAATCAGGTACTTCTCCGTTTGGACCCATTGTCAAACGTTCATGGGCGGCTTGAGGACGGAGACCGTAGTGTGTCAACGGATAGGCTTTCTCTGTCGGGAAATCTACTCTAGTACCGTGGTAACCAATGACACCGGACTGGTTACTGAACGGGGTGACGGACCTTGATAGAGCACCACCACGGGACATGAGAAAGGCGAGAGACGGTATTGCCGGAAGAGCACCAAGACAAAACAGAGCAATATTGGCAAGAGTACGTTCTTCTGGGTTCTGCTGCATCCTACGCAGATCGGCAAGAGGACCGGCAACGTCTCCTACACCAGGGACAAGAGATGCTACATCAAGAACAGACTGAAGAGGATCAGTACCTTGGTAAGTGTCAGTTGTGTTCAAACCTGAAGCAGCTTCCATGTCCTGAAGGGCGTTGTAGCCCA